GCCGATCTCTACCGATAAAGATTCCAATACTAGTTTTAAATCTCGTTGCGCCTGAATATATGCGCCATAGTTAGCCATTTGTTTTGGACCTAACACAAGTCCTAATTGTTCGGCTTTTTTTGCAGCGGCCTGTAATTCATCACCGGTCAACTTGCTAAATTTAGCTATATCAATTTGTGCTTTCTTAAAAATTTCTACTGCTGCCACATTCCTGGACGTGCCAGATTCAGTATTTTTCAACACGTTAGCAGTATCCATTAGAATATCTTGCGTGTTCCTGAAAGTACCATTGGCATTTGTTGTTTTAATACCTAGTTCTTCAAAACCTTTACCATTGGATTCTAATTGTTTAGCAATAGCCTTGGAGGCACTTAAATATTCGTCAGTAGTTATCCCAACCTGTTCTAATGCAACATTCAAACCAGATGCTTTTTGGGAACTAATTCCCAGGCTGTTAGATAGTTGCCAAATTTCCTTGTAATAACTAGTCGTAGCACCTATCGCTGATCCAAATATTGCTCCACCGGCGGCAATGGCTGATACTTTCATTAACATGCCCTGCAATCCCGCAAATGCTGAATTAACAGATCGCATAGATTCATTGATTGATACACCCATACCTCTTACAGATAAGGATATCTTTTCTGTGGCGGCTGTAGTTGCTGTCGTAGCTTTAATCATAGCAGCATCCGTATTACTGGACATTTGTTGCATGGAACTACTCATGGTTTTAGTTGCATTGTTGATTGAAGCTATAGCATTATCAATTGCAGCAGTTAACTGACTGTAATCTGCTTCAATACCAATTTTTAAATTACTGTCATCTGACATTATCTACTCACACCCCCTGAACCGCAAAAGTCTGCCATAAAATCCTCAATATAATTGCTGTATTGTGAGGATGTTTTTGGTTCTTCGGTTGCTTCATCTTCTTTTTTACCGCCACCAAGAAAAGCTAATAGCAATGCACCGGCGTGTGGATGATCGTCTCTATATCGCATGTGAGAGAACAAATCATCCATATCCATGTGCCAGTCTATATAATCGTCTTTATAATTAAATTCCGCAGCCAACATGGCGTAAGTATAGCTAAAATCTATTCCGCTATCTTCGCCGTTTTTGTTGCCTGCGGTTGGATTTTTTTTGCGTATTCAACCATTTGCTTTTGTACTACCTCATTTTGACTAATTAAATGCTGGACCAATGATAATGCCGTAACAATGTCAGAAATATCATCTTCAATTTCCACTTTTGTTATTTTAGGATAATTTCGCAATAGTGCTAGATATGTTAGTTCCACAATATCGTCTAACTGGTCAATAATATCAGTGAATTTAAATCCCTCTTTGTCTTTGGCGTCTTGAATGTTTTGCATCTTTTCAGCTGCACCATGATGTTTATAAGCACCAATGCCAAGCGGCGGTAATATATATTTTTTACCTGCAAGATCAATTTCGTAACCTTTATATTTAACAATTCCGTCCATAATTCCACTCCTTGTTTTTATTTATTAAAAAAGGGAAGCACCCTTATTAAAGAGTGCTTTTATATAATAAGTTATAAACTTCCCACTGACATCCATCCGAGGCCACCCGATGAATTACTAAACGCGCTAAAGTCAAACGACTTACCATTAAAATCTTCAAGTTTCCAAGCAAGCGATAGTTTAGTACTTAAACAGGCATTTAGCCAAACATTGTTTTGATATGTTGATCCAGATACTTTGCTTACCATGTTTGTTGTTAAGAATAAACTAAAGTAAGTAGCAGCTCCTTGTGGCTGGTTATTAAGAGCCATCGTTCTACCGTTTACGCTATCTTTCCATAGATAACGTACAATAACGCTTTTATTATTAGTAGCATCAGCTGCATTAAATGTATATACGCCAGTAGTTGCATTTACATTGTACTGCCCACTTGCGGCATTCCCTGATGTATCGCTCGCAGTAAAGGCAGCACCGCCAGTTACATTTGCTGTAAGCATTACTGACGTAGCTGTGGTAATCATCTGCAAAGTTTCGGAACCAGACACGCCCATAAAAATAGCGTATCCAGCCGCATTAACCACAGGGGCAATGTTTACCGTTACGCTATTAGTTGAACCCGTTAAGGCTCCAGTTGTTTGCCCTGTACTAGCAGCAGTAACACCAGCAGATGGCAATGTAAGTCCTGCTTGTTGCACACCAACTACGTTGCATTGTGTTAATGCATTAGCTGTAATTGCAGCTACTTTTACACTAAGCGTACTTGCACCAATAGAGCCGCCGGTCGTGGCAACAACTACACCAGGAGCGGTTGTTGCAGATAATGCCCCGCCAGTAATCAGCATAGGTACCTGATTAAAAGCATTACTTACATCAACAACACCCATGTTTTGATAGAAACAGCCTGCATGGGATGGTGTGTACGTAGAAGTGCCAGTAGACATTGTAAATGCTTCTTCTGCATAAACATATTGTCCTGCGGATACAGTACCAAGGCCAGATGTTAATAGATTAAGCGAATCAGCATTTACGTTTTCAAATGTTGCTTTCCCTGACAATTTACCCTTGCCAAGTGCGATTAATTCAGCAAATCTCATGTTGCTATAAAGTTCTTTTGCTCCTGCATCAAAATCCATTGAAATGTCCTGTAATGTTGCCAACTCAATAGGGCTAATGCCATTCATGACAATTAATTTTCCAGTACCGAAAGAATATTGCATATTTTACCTCCTTAAATTAAGTTAAATCAATAGCTTTTACTCGATATTTCGCTGATAGGTGGTATGTTCGCGTATCAGCTTCGTACAAATCGTCATTTACGTATGATTCAATGCACGACATAATAAAAACACCTGCGGTCTTAGCCGAGGTGCTTAAATAAGTATATTTAGGTGTTATAAGATTACTAACTTCAATGGTTTTCTTTACTTCACGGTAAATATTCCAGATTTCGGTATAGCCAGGAGTTCCTTGATTGCTTTTACTCCATACATCAATTTGAAAAACAAAATCACTGCCAATTTGCTCTCCGTCAGTACCTCCACCCTGTCTACCCATAGATATTGCTGGGAATAACGGATTGGATGCCGAGGTAATATGATTTGGGTAGATTGCTTCGGTACCATCAGCCGTGGTAGCGGTGATATTTGTTATGTTTGTATTTAGTAATAACGCCTGTATAACAGCTTGTGTAAATGCGTACATCACATCACCTCGACTTTCTACCTATTGCAATACCACTTTTAAGCATAGACACGGCTTTCGCCTTAACTTCCACCCATGCGTGTCCTAAGAAATCTCTAGGACGCATTTTCGATGTGCCGTGTATTAGGTATTTAACGTAAGGCGCATCAGATTCAGACACACTAACTGAAATTGTAACTTTCGTATCTGTAATGGCCACTTCGCTTTTTATGGCGTTATAGAGCGTACCATCTTGAATATGTACTTGATCATCAGGATGTGGCCCCGAATCAGTACCCATTTTTGCACTATATGCGCCAATGTGTCCCTTTCCAAATTGATGATATTGGGCTAACTCTTGCAGATCGTGATCAGTTAAAGATGCTTTTTTCTGTACTGCGCCTAAAATAATTCCTGCAGTCTGATCGCAAACTTCTTTGAAATGCGGATCTTGCCCAGGATTGAGATTTTTTAAATTAATAACAATATTGTCTAATCCCTTAACATATACAGTTCCACTCATATTACACCAGACTCAATCTCTACCTCGTAGTGAGATAGCAACGAATACGAATTTACATTTGTGACCTTATATGTGATATTCGTGGTCAAGTCAGTTACAACATCATTTTGTTGAATATCAATAATAGGACAAAACATTACTTTAAACATGATATTAGTTGATCCAGCGCCAGCAACAATTAAATTTCCTTTACGTGATTGAATGTTACATTTTTGAGATAGGTTTATTACATTTAAACTAAATTCTGGCTCATTTAATGCTGTCACGCCTGTTTTTTGATTACGCGAAATACTTATAGTATCAGGAAAAATCATCCACTTCTCACCCTCACATAGCCCCCACTAGCTAGAATCCGCTTGGCAATATCAGGTATGTCACTAGTATCAGATCGAGTAATTTCAATATCACCCTGCTTGATGGATTTGACCATACTTACATTCGAATCCTCGCTCAGAAAATAATCATCCAATAAAGGTGCGGCAGATAATATAACGGCTTTTTTCAAGTTAAACGGTATGGTCGCAAAGCCATAATCATATGTCAAGTTAGCCAGATAAGTACCGTCACCTATAATCACATCAGCCATTACATATGCCTGTACAGGTAAATATAACGTTTTAGTTGCTGTATATGTATTCCAATTATTATCAATCAAAACAATACTCTCGATATTACTGACCGATAAATTGAACGGAAAAACCTTTGTTTTACCATAACGCACTCTAACCAAATGTTGCTCTACTACAGCCACGTTTGGTGTAAACGTTTGATTGCAATACGCGTCTACAGCACAACTTGCAGTCTCGCAGATGTTTAATAAGTTTGCCTGATCACTAGCATTGCTAATGTTGTAACCTAGTTCACTTAAATCACTTACAGCTATATACGCCATAATTATCCACCTACTTTGACATGCGCCTCAACCTGTTTTTTGTGGTTAGGATGAACCTTTACTTTGCCATCAACGACCTTATAACAAGTATCGCCTATACAAATAGTGCTATTTTTAAAAGACTCACCATTGATGACGATTTCCACTTTTTCAACAACACTAACTACCACATCGGTTTTATTATCTAAAGCCGACTTAATTTCTTCCTGGTGTTCTAAAAAATATTTCAATGCTTCTTGGTCAATTTCAGGGCTTTTAATTTCTGTTTCAGATTTTTCGGTTGGTGGTTTTAGTTCTTTTTCGTTTTTTTCTTTCATTTTCACACTTCCTTACTAGTAAATTAGTAATAGGGACGCATAAGACGCCCCTATATCAATATTATTAAGAAATACCAGCTTTAAAGTTAGTTATAATGCCACAACTAGCGGGGAAATAACCTTTTAAAGCACCGTAAGCACTAATAGCAAACGGTAAGGTAGGCGATTGTGGCGCATAATCTTCAGCAAGGTAATCGAACCCTAATTCCATTTCCCAAGTGCTAGGAATATCGGCAGACGGATAAGGGATGGTATCGGTCAACGCAATAATAGTCTGAGCAGGTAACCAAGGATGAACAATGAGTTCAATTTCCTGTCCTTGGTAAGATTTATTTACATATGACCGCACACGATAACCACCAACCAAGTTAGCCTTTTCGCTCGCTTGATTTTGCATGTACACCACAGGCGCACCGCCAGTACTTACAATCGCATTAGTAATATCGCCAAATGCCTGTACGCCACAAAGGTAACGGCTAGGTCCTAATTTATATTGCTTATAAAGATAAGCGTTAAGATTATCTAGTTCTTGCACACCAGCGCTAGATTTATGGAGTGTTTGAGTACCACCTAAATCTGTATAATAGCCACCGCCAGCAATAATCTGAGGAATATAACCATCAAATGCCAGAGGATCAGCAGAGCCATTTACGCTGATAGTAGAAACGGCATCACCGCCAGCAACAAGAGCCGTCAATGTAACAGCAGAAATAGTAGTAACAATTTGCAATGTTTCAGATCCAGCAACACCGCAATACCACGCATAGGCTACCGCTCCAGTTACAGGAGTAACAGACGCAACAATCGAATTAGTTGAACCTGAAAGCACGCCGGTTGATGTGCTAGAAGAAGCTGCTGTACATCCATCGACAGAGTTAACCAGTCCACCAACAATACTAGATGTATTGCCAAGCACGCCACCTAATGATAAGTTAGCCTGTTGAATGTCCAATGCGCCCGTTCTATTAGCAGCAACCAAGGTTAATGCGGCTACTTTAACAGAATAAGTGCCTGCAGCAATAGTACCACCTGTACCAGAAGGAGTTACGGTAGGAGCCGCTGTATTTGCGAGGCCAGTAGTTGTATTGCCTCCCACAATCAGTTTTTCTTCTTCTGTCATACATCTAAGCAATGCAAAGGTATGTTGTTTTGCAAATAAATCATCTTCAAAACCTTTAGCGGCTGCCAATGCTTCACGCGTTACCTGATCAGATACACCAAATGATTTAAAAGGGAATGCAACAGGAGAAGTGTTGTAACTCAATGCAGCCCCTTTTTGACCTTCAAGTCTGGATAAGGTACCAGATTGATTAACACTTTTAATTACTTTGAAATTAGCCACCGTGCCAGTAGGGCTTACCTTACGTGGAATCCGATTGCGTTCGGGGGATGCGAAAGGAACTAGTGAGCGGGCTACAGATTCCAGATTATAACCTGTTAATCCAGTACTGGTGGTTACTCCTGATTTGGCAAGTTGACCACCAGTCCAAATACCGCCAACACCCGTACCTTTCATTAAATTTAATGTTTCTACACTAACTTGATTAATATCACCCATATACATTATCACTCCTTATTATTTTTCTGCAATTAAAAAACCGCCCATTATTTGGACGGTTAGGAATAAATTTGTTTCATTTTCAAGGTGCTTAATTGCATCCTCATTGTTTGTATTTCAGCAGGATTATCAGACTTGGCAATAATCTGCTCATATAAAGCAATTTTCTGCGTATCCGGATCAGCTGTTTGTTCTGGATTACCACCTCCTACCAATGATTTTTCCATAGCAGTGGCGTTTAATATCGGGCCACCTGGCAATGGTGCGTTTTCCAGTTCAATCACTTTTTTAGCCAATGCTTCATTCTCAGTCTTAAAGCCGTTTAAAGCTTTCTCTAAACTGTCGAATCTCTCCATAAACTTAGTTAGCGATTCATTTTCACCTTTATGTAAATCGGCTGCAGCCGTTGACACCTTGGTTAACTCATCAGGAATGATGCTTTTTTGGGCATCGTCAGATTGATATAATTTTTGGCACTTATCGCATTGACAAGCACCGCCCATATCGGCAATGTTGTGATGCATTTGCTGAAGTTGTTCGATGGTATCTTTACTATGCTTTGCGCCAGCTTTTTCAAGACTTTCGGCTTCTATTGCTTTTTCAATTGGTTTTTCTTCAATAATTGGTTCAGCAGGTTTTTCTTCTGTTTTTTGCAAATCGCCTGTTTGATCGGCTTTACCACCCATTAACTCTGCCCCCTCGTCTGTCGTACCATCTTCATCAACCACTGGCACATAACTTACTTTCACCTGTTTGGCATCACCTAAAGTAACTACCCCTTGGTCATCAATGGTATAGGCAATTTGATACATATCATCATCACCGTCACCATCCATATCACCTTCAATAATTACCGAGTCAGGATATGTTTGTTGTATCCAAAAATAGCCACAATTGAACGGTGTTTTTAGCTTGGAGTTAATCGCCCCGCGAAGTCGGTCCCTTATTTCCTCAAAAGAAAAAGCCTTTACCAAATCATTCTCGGTAAGGGCTTTTTGCATATCTGCCAGTATTGTTTTATTAACTTCCATTGGTTCCTCCTTACGTTTAAATTCTCGTTGCTCAGTTAACCCGTCAGCCTTAATAATCTCAAATGTAGCTGATGGATTGCATCCAAGGTCCACTATGCTTATTTCGGCAGGTTTTGCCGTGTAACGGGTTTTTGTAGGGTCGTTGGGATCTTTCCATCTTTTAACGTAACTACCGCCAATGCTAAAGCCTGTATAAACACCTTCAAGACATTTGTTCCATTCGTTATCATCAACAACTTTGGCGCAAATTGGCATTGATTTAGCAACGTCATCCATAACTAACTGAGTAACCTTTCCTGCAGCAATTCCAGTATGCATTGCTCTTAAATTTCCTAATGACTTACCATCTGTAGCTTTTGAAATATCGCCCGACCATTCTTCAAAATAGGATTTTGAACTATCATAATCAAAAATCTCATCTGCATGATCCGGCGTTTCATCAGCGGCAATACCATAAACCAGGCGTTTTTCGACATCAATTTTGGTTATTGGGATAAATAAATTCAATAATACCAACTCCTTTTAATTAATCTAATGACGGTTCATTTTCGGAACTAAATTGCTCATCACTTCCTGCAGAGGGAGGGATAATCAATGTTTTACTGTTCATAACCAGCAATAAAGTAAGTCGTCAACGTAGCAACAGTTGTCGCCCCAGCCTGAGCAGTAACAGGAGTACCACCCGCGACAGATGGTTCGGTACCGATGTTAATTGCGTCGAACGCTTCCGTATTAATTGCGTGTCCGATAATAATCGGTGCTGTATTAAGTGAAGCAGATGCGTTAACAGATACTTGTGACGGATTAGCAGAGTTATTACAGAAGATAACATCTGTGAGATAGAATGTTTTTCCTGCCGTTACGGTATAAAGTGTTGCCGATACAGTTACGCTCGTACTAGTTGTGATTGTCCCTGTAAAAGTTTTCATGGTCTGCGCAGGAGATTTCGGAGCCATTGTCATAGGCACTGGATTAGTTACGGACACGTCTAAATTGTTTACTCTCAGACTTGCATCAGGCATATGTTCATCTCCTTATGATCGTAGTATAAATAAATTATTGCGCCAGCAGAAATCTTCCCATTCGGATCGGCCAAGTGGTTTAATATGAACCGTTTTTGCTTCTACTTGCTTACCATTTAAATCATTAATTTTCCCTTGCAAACTATCAACCATATCAGATAAGTCCTTTACTTTTTCAAGTGCCTTGTCTAGTTCAGCTGTGTCTACTACAACTTTTATAAATAGATCACTTGGCGATCTATTTGCGGATGGCGGTGGTGATGGCGGTCTTTTTGGCATCCCATTTACAATTTCCAAATATATTTGACCCCATTTGTCTGTCATAAAATCACTTCCTATTATTCTTCATTCCCGTCACTATCATCTTTTAGTACATAAGTAAACGACCTTACGCAATTTGGATGTTCCAATGGACTATCCATTTTGCGCATAAGAAAAGCAACCCGTGTAAGGGTTGCTAAAATATTAATGATTAAATTATGGCAGTTTGGATGTTTTTTAGACGTTCTTCAATAACCAATTCAACGCCTTGATTTATTTCGTGTTCCCAAAGTCGCAGTAAATTGTAACCATGGTTTTTAAAATATGTATTTTTGCGTTTATCTTGGTCAATTCCTTTTTTCAAATTATGCCAATAATCTCCATCGGCTTCTATAATCAAATTGTAATCAGAAAGATAAAAGTCAACAATAAAATGTCCTATAATTTTCTGGGTTTCATAATTAACGTTTAACGTCTTTAATATTTCTTCTACAGTTATCTCAATAGATGTGTTATATGTGATCATTTTGTTAAAATTATATGCTCCTGCGCAATTTTGAGAGCAAAATAAATTGTGACCGCTTTTTGTTTTATAATGATGAACCTCAAATTCCTTTCCACAATTATGACAATTAACATCTATTTTAGGTTTCCAGTTCGGATGATTTTCTCCGTGAATCGTAGTTAAATGTTTAGCGTAACATTGCTTAGAGCAAAACTTTCCATTGCCTTCACTAACTCTACCAAATGGTGATAAAAACTCCTTTCCACAAATCTGGCAATTTTTATTTATCTTTTTGTATAATGGATTTAATTCCCCTGTAAGCGTTTTTGTATGCTCATTTTTGCATTTAACTGAGCAAAACTTCCCATTTCCTTTATTAACCACATTAGGCTGAACTTCAAATTTTTCCCCGCAAATAAAACAATTACGTTGAATCTTATTTATATTACTAATTCCCGAACATTGCCTATAACAATACCTTTGGTGTTTTATGTCAGCACGTCCGTTATAACTATTTCCGCATTGTTCGCATTTTTTTATAACAGTTTTATAAATTCTGGGCATAGTTAAAACCACTCCTCTGTATTAGTAGTTATTTTCTCTGTATATTAATTTGTCTTAATGTGGGAAAGAGTACAGAGGCTCGATTCGCGCCAGTTAATTACTCTGAGGCTATCCCACATATGTATTATATCATTCTTCATCTTGACTGTCAGTATCATCCTTCAAATTGTAAGTAAAACTTCTAGTACAGTTTGGGTGACTTATCGGGTTATCAAGCGCCATTTCTAACGTCCAAGGCGAACTTGCAACCGCTTCACTACATTCATCGTCCTCATCACCATCCTCAACATCTACCGACTCAACTAGACCGCTTTCCTGCCCTGCAATTATAAACCCATTATTATATAATTTGGCGCTTTCAGTTCTCGCAATCGTTTCAGCCCGACTATCACTAAAGGCGTAATTATCTTTTAAGCGCCCTTTCAATGTTTCCCATGATTCTTCATTACCAACACTACTGGAAATCGTTGATTTAAGCATGTCCCTGCTAGAATCGCTTAAATCTTTCACTAAATCTAACGCATGATTCTTCGCCTGTTCTGCAGCAATATGGGAATCAAATCTTAATTTAATTTCATCACCAGTCATACTTTCGAGCATATCCTTACCAGTTTGCCATCCGACTTCGCTAATCCCCTTGACAGTGTCAGAAACCTTGTCAATGTCAAACCCAATAAAAAAATCATGATCGCTTATGAAATCTAACACCTTTTCAGCAGTGCCGGCAGTTTCAACAGCAGTCATGAAATTATCGCCAGATTCGTCTAGTTCATCTTCTAAATCATCCTGCAATGTTTGTCGTAGTGTTTCAATTGCTATGATTTTTTTCTTGGCTGCCTTAAACAAATCCCGTATTTGATCGGCTGTTTCTAATTTTGCAAGCTTGTTTTTAATTTGCTTACACACGCTATCAGGAATTATCTCAGTTAAAAACCCTCGTTTAGTCTTTTTTTTTAACTGGTTGACTGCAAATTTCTCATATTGCTTTAATTCGTCCATAATCGACTTGCTAGTAACTTTTTTATCTGGTGTAGGGGTTTTGTCGGACACAATGTTATTCTGCGCTTGTTGGTTGTTTTGAGCGTTACCGCCTTGCGTTATTCCCATAGCCAGCATATCAATTTGGGATTTCATTTTCGCTTCGACATATTCTTTGGTGATAAGTATAATGTCATTCCCAACCATAACATAAGGAGGAACTCCATTGGGCAAATCAGTTATTGGGGCTAGTCCATCAGCTGCGCGAAGTTCATCAATAGTACGAAGTCCTCTTGAAACATATTGCATATTGCGATCTACAGTTACTTTCGCATCCTCTTTCTTTTCATCAATGTATTTAAATCGAAGATGTTTGAACCCTAGATCGTTTTGGATAATATCCGTGAACGTTTCTTCTAGAAACGATTCAAGTGGACCTAATCCTATATCGGTTTGTTGTGAGTCTTGCATTTCTCCTGTAGCTCTAGTCATAGCCATGATAAACGCCTGCGGGTTAACTCCAAACGTCACCGCTACCAAACGGGCTATCCATTCGTCATTTTTAGGATCAAACGTAAATTCCTTAGTTGGAGTATATGCGCCCTTAGGTACAAAACGCATTGCTAGACGCTCATCAATATTACCGGACATTACATCATTCCATAACTCCTGGTATTGTGCTATTTGGTCAGGTGTCCAATTTGCGTCAACTTGGAACAGTCCAGCGTCAGGTAAAGCACCCTTGGTATAGTAGCGCAAATGAAAATCATCACGTCTGAGCATGATGTTAATTTTCATTAGCAGTTGCTCAGTCGGTGCAAATCCGTATGTGGTCCATGTCCTTGGATATCGTGGCCTGTAAATAATATCGTTAGTTGTAAAGCCAGGGATATTATCCGCACTACCATAAGGCATGCCATAGATTATTTGCTGATAAGCAGCATTAGGGGGTAATGGAACTCTACCATATGCAT